TCTATCTGGTGTTGCAACAATCACTTCATCATCTGCTCATGGATTAACAACCGCAAATGTAGTCAAGTTAGCTGGTATTCAATTTGATACAGGTATTGGTAATATCACATTCCCATCTGATGCACAAAAATACTTTGGTGTTACTGGTATTCTAAGTGCAAAGAACTTCACTGTGAATATCGGTATGGCAGTGACCACAACTGGTATTCATACTGCACAGTCTGGTGTTGGTTCATTCACAACTTACAGTGGCCACGGATTAGAGACTGATGATTTTGTTAATGTAACTGGTATTGCAGTTACATTTTCAGATGCTCCTGCCGTTGCAGTTGGTCATGTTGAATATGACGAGACATCTGGTATTGCAACTATTACTACAAGAAAAGATCACAACCTTACAGAAGATGATTGTGTGATACTTTCTGGTATTGCCTTTACTTGTGATTATGACCCTGCATTAGGAGTTTCTAGTGCGTTATATGATAATGTAACTGGAGTTCTAACTGTAACCACTGCTGCACCTCATGGGTACAAGGTGGGTAAAGATGTTATATTATCTGGTCTTGCATTTACATGTGCTTTAGACGGTGGTGCATATCAACATTATTATCCAAGAAGTAGATCAACTGCATACGACACCTCTATTCCAATTACAGGATATGCTGGAACAGCACTTGCAATGGATGTTGGTATATCTCGTGTCAAGAATCAATATGTTCACAGATTTGAAGAAGCAATCAGTGGAGCAATCATATATGGTGGAGATTATGCACATAGTTTTGTTCGTGCAGAAGAAGGTGCATTACTAACTGGAGGACCTTTCCTACACTCATTTGTCAGTGCGACTGCAACATCTACTTTTGCGGGCGGTGATTATGCACATACTTATGTAAGTTCAGACGAAAAAACTATTAAGGTAGGTGGGGATTATGCACACGTTTTTGTCCCTTCAAAAACCATACCTAATTCAGTTAGTATAGTCGGGGGCGGAACCACCACACCTACAGGTGCCGACTATACTCCTAGCACTGGTTCATTAGTTCTAACTATTGCTAATCATGGTCTAACAGGTCCAAGTCAATATTCAATAACAACTGCTAATTACAACCCTCTTGTGGGTATTATGACTGTGACTATCCCTAATCATGGTTTCTCAAATGGCGATCAAGTTAGAATTGCAGATGAATCTATAGGTTGGAAGTGTTCACTAGACCAATTTACATCAACCAAATATTACCCAAGATCTACAGATCCAATCAGTGATAGTTGGATACCCATTTCAAACAAGACAACAAACACTTTTGAGGTCTTTGCTGGTATTACTACTAGATTGGATTACACAGTGTCTGGGGCGGACTACACACCCTCTGTAGGTATCATGACAATGAGTATTGGAGTTCATGATCTTACAGTTGGACAAAGTATTAAGTTTAGAGACAGTTCATTAGGATTTACATGTACTGCTGACCAAAACAGTGCGATTAAGTATTATCCAAGAGCAAAAGATCCAGTTTATAATACCGCTGTTGCAATCACAGGTGTAGCTGGAACAACAATTACAGTCAACGTTGGTATTTCAACTATTGTAACTTACAATATCAGATTTGCTGACTATACTCCAGCAACAGGTATTATGACTGTTTCTCTTGATAGATTACACACCTTCCAAGTTGGAGAATCTATCAAATTCAAAAATGGTTCTGTTGCTTTTAAATGTGAACAAGATGGATTCCAAAGTAATCATTTCTACCCAAGACCCAGTGACCCATACTACGATAAACCAGTAGAGATTGTAGGTGCTGCTGGTACTATGTTTACTTGTAATGTAGGAGCTACTTCTGGAGCTAATACTTATGTCTTCTTACCTAACCAAGGTGTTGCAGTAGACGGTGTTATCTCTGGTGGTGATTATCCATATACATTATCTGGTATTGGAACTGATGCAGTTATTACTGGTGGTGGAGACTACACTCCTTACGTCTTTGTCAATGCAACAACTGGTGGTGTGGAGAGACCATCATCACAGATACAAATAGCAGAAGGTGCATTAACATTCAAATGTGCTAAAGATAACTATGCGACTGAACATGCTTATCCTCGTAAGACCGACCCTGCTTATAATACAAATCTAGGAATTGTTTCCGTCACAACTAATACCTTTGAGGTAAGAGTTGGTGTATCCACAATAGAAGAACGTTCAATATCAACATCAACGTATAATGCTGGTACAGGTGAACTTGTATTGAATGTGGGTGTTGGACACTCTTACATCAATGAGTCAGCCCATACAATTTCGACGGCAACGTATAATGCTAGTACTGGTGTACTAGAACCAACCATTGCAAATCATGGTTTTGTTGCTGGTGAATATGTCAAGTTTGACCTTGAATCAATTTCATTCAAGTGCGATCAAGATGGTTATACTGCAACTAAGGCATATCCAAGACACTCTGACCCATTCTTAAATGAGTGGTTGCCAATCTATAATGTCGGTGTAAATACATTCTCTGTATTTGTTGGTATATCCACTGTTGTAAATACACACTGGTTCCAAAGTGCAACCACTGGTGGTTTGAAAAAGGCTAGAGATACTCTTGGTATCAATACTGCCTCCATATTATTCACATGTGCTAGAGATAATTACGCAACAGAACACGCATATCCTCGTCCCGATGATCCAATCGGAGGTAATGTATCTGTTGGTATTGGTTCTACATCTGCTGACACTATTACAATCAACGTTGGTCTATCAACAATAGTCAACTACGGTATCGCTACTGCAGCGTACACTGCAAGTACAGGCATCATGACCGTATTCTCTAATGTTCATGGTTTCAATGGTGCGTTACCTGATAAGTCGATAACTTTTGCGACTTATGATGCTGGTAGTGGTATTATGACAGTTACGTCAAATAACCACGGATTAGTAACTGGTAATAGAGTTCAATTCAAGAGAGATTCAATTAGATTCAGATGTCAGATGGATGGCAGAAAATCTATCAAGAGTTATCCAAGAAGAAAAGATCCATCAGACCAAAAATGGTTATCAGTTACAACTGTTGATCTTAATAATTTCACTGTAGATGTAGGAACATCACCACTTGTTTATCATAGTCCCACAAGTGGATCATACGATCCTTTCACTGGATTGATGACAATAGACATTGGTTCTCATACCTTACAAAAGGGAACTGGTGTAAAACTAAAAACAAGAGGATTCAAATTTACCTGTGCCTTAGATAATCATGCGACAAATCACTTCTACCCAAGGGCAAGCGGCATATCTGGCCCAGATCCTGCTTACAATACTTCTGTTAAGATTACTGCTACTACAGATACCACAATTACTCTGGACGTAGGTAAGTCATCTAACCAAACAGAACATATCTTTGTTTCTGCTTCTGCGAACTCAGTCATTAGTGGTGGTAATTATCTCCATACATTTGAAAATGCAGATTTAGATGCAATGTTAGTTGCAAGAGATACTATTGGTCTTGCAACAAACTCATACACATGGAGATGTTCTCAAGATAACTATGCCACTGATCATTACTATCCAAGAACCACTGATCCCATACACAATGTAGAGGTAGGTATTGTTACTACAACAATAGACACGTTTACGATCAATGTAGGTATCACATCTAGAGTCAAGTTTAATGTCACTAGCTCCACATATGATGCAAACAGTGGAGTTGCAACATTTACTACTGATTCATCTCACGGACTATCAACTGCAACTGCTGTAGGTTTGGTAACAAATGGATTTGTGTACACATGTGACATGGATCAGAACGCTAGTGAACACGCATATCCTAGAACTACAGACCCTGCACATAACACTGCCTTATATCCAATTTCTGTAACTTCTAACAACATAGCTTTGAATGTTGGTGTTTCTACAAGAGTAGAGTATAACATCAATCATGCAGACTACAATGAGTCTATTGGTATCATGACTGCCTTCCTACCAACAGTTCATGGAATTACAACTGCAGCTGGTGTTGGTAGAAATGTTAAATTGAAAACTGAGTCTATTCTATTCTCATGTTCTCAGGATAACTATGCTACAAAACAGTTTTATCCAAAGGGAGGAGATCCTTTCTACAATGGATCACTGATTACTAGAGTTATCAATAACACTACTATAGAAACACAAGTAGGACCATCCACTACACCTAGTTTCTATAACTCTGGTGGTAAGATTCAAGGTGTTATACTTGCACCTAGACTTAGAAATAACTCTCCTAGTGGTGAGGACTTTGCATCTGGTGGTACATTTGTTGACAAGATTATTGATAGTAAATCATACGTTGTTAATGTTGGTATTTCAACTGTAGATCACAACTATGCTAGGGCTGGACTTTCACAAAAAGGTAAGAGAATTGCTTCTTCTATAGAACAAGGATTCTCTGGATTTGATGTTGTTGAAAAATTAGATGCTGGTAAATTCAGAATTCAAGCTGGACTAACAACACAAAGAGCTTTATTCAAGAGAGGTGGTAGGTTAGACAAACCAGTATTTGTTGATATTGCAGAACCAGATGGATACTTTAATAGAGATCTAGAATATTATGGTGGTTCTACTGGTATTGGTACAAATGCCACTGTAGATTTCCGTGTCAACGTGGACGGAAATATATCCGAATTTAATATCACCGAAGAAGGCACTGCATTTAAGGTAAGTGAAGAACTAACTGTCTCTGGTATTGTTACCGATCCAAGAGTAGGTGTTCTAACTGAATTTAAACTAACAGTAGAGGAACTTGAGAGTGACACATTCTCTGGATTCTATCCAGGCCAATTCATATTGTTTGATGATATATCACAATTCTTCAACGGAATCAGAACCAAGTTTACTCTGTCTGTAACAACTAGTGGTGTAACAGAAATCTTAAGTCTTAAGACTCTGCCTGGAAGTGATATGGATATTACTAATAATATCTTTATCTACGTTAATGATATTCTACAGACTCCACAGTCTGCTTACACCTTTAAGGGTAGTAGAATCATCTTCAGTGAGGCACCAAAACCAAACTCTAAGTGTTCTGTATTCTACTTCAGAGGTTCTAAAAGAGATGTTGAGACTGTTGATCCAGTTGCATCATTGAAGCCTGGTGATATTGTTAGAATCAAAGAGAATAGATTTGATCCACTAGACAGAGATCAGTTTGAAAGAACATCTAAGAGAATAGTCGCTTCTGATGTTCTAGAAACATTCTCATATAATAGTTTGGGAATTGATACAGGTCAGAACAAAGAAAGACCTCTATCATGGGAAAAACAAAAATCAGATAAGATACTCTCTGGTGTTCTAATTCCTAAATCTAGACCAGCATTAAAGAGTGGCGTATTACCTACAACTAGAATTATCAAGAATGTTGGTGATTTAGATGATAGTTTCTATGTAAACAATGCGTTCCCAGTATTCAATGCTGTTGATAAGTTAATACAATCAGAAAGAAACATTACTATCTTTGAAGATCAAAATATATCGCCTGGAATCGTAACTTCACAAGTTTCTACATCATCCAGTATATCATCTTTGACTGTAAGTTTTGGTGGAACTGGATATGCAAATCTAACCAACCCAACTGTTGCAATATCAAGTGCATTAATTGAACGTAAAGACCCAATTTCTGCTTGGAAGTTTGATGCAATCACTGGTATTACATCATCTATTGAGTTCAGAGCTATTTCTAAAGAAGATCCATACATCGCTGTTGGTAAGAGTAGTTTCTACATGAATACTAAGAGTGGTACGTTCTGGGAGAGAGGTAGAATTGGATTTGGTGGAACCATAACCTTTAATGGTGTTGGTGTTGGTAATTCAGTCCATAGTCCTAACGTATATGCAATGGCAGCTGGAGATTTTGCCTCCTTAGCTAGAGCAGTTGCGATAGGTAATAGTATTTCAACGTGGACTCCTATTGATCTAAAAGAACAACAACAGATCCCTGCTATCGGTCAAGTCAATACAATTGACAGTACATACACAGGTAACTTCCAAGATGTTATCTGGGAAGGAGTTACAAATACATGGGTTGCAGTTGGTGCTGCTGGATCTATATTTACCGCTGTTGGTCTTACCACTGCTGAAGCTTTCAGTCAATACTCAGGAACACTACAAACTCTAAATTCAATTACTTTTGGTCAATCTGAGTTTATAGCTGTTGGTAATGGTGGTGTAATTCTTGCATCTAATGATGGAACTGGTTGGTCTCCAAAAGTAAGTAATACTCTCTTTGATTTGAATGATGTGATTTATGATGGTAGTAGATTTATTGTTGTTGGTGATAATGGTACGATTGGTATTTCAACCGATAAAAACTTCTGGCAACCTTGGAGTCAACAATTACCAGCTGGTACTCAACACCCTGCTTCATTTGACTTTGCTAAGATTAAATACTTTGATGATCTATACGTTGGTATTTCTACAGTCGGTGATCTTTATTACTCATTCGACCTTGCAAACTGGAATAAGAGAGACATAGATCATTCACAAGAGATTCGTGACTTAGTGGATACTCCATATGGTGATTTCTCAAGTAGAAGAGTTATTACAGTTGGATCAGGAACAACTACTTTCTATGCAGATCCAGTAATCAACAGAGCATCTGCAACTTCCTCCGTAACTGCTGGTGTGATTACATCTGTAACCATTACAGACGGTGGATTTGGTTACAAGGTTGGAAGTAATCCTCCAGTCATTGTAGAAACAGATAGCACCAAGAGTGAGGACATATTCTCAGTTGATGCAATCGGTGATTTCGGTGATATCGTAGGAGTAAATACATACTTACCAGGCAATAGTACAACATTACCTAGACTTGAGTTTACACTTAAATCTCAATTTAATGATAATACTAACTTAGGTTATGGATATTCATCATTAAATTCACTTGGAGTTGACTTCACTGGATTATCTAAGGGAGATTACTTCACAATCTACGACAGTTCATTAGTAGTTGGTCATGCACTCACAGGTATTACTACTGCTAGTGGTGCAAACGAAGTTGTTGGTATGGTAACTGCTGGTGATTATCTTGGTGGCGTGTTCAGAGTTGAACGTGTCACAGTTGGAGATGCGGTATCTGGATTAGCAACTGTAACATGTGCTTTCTTACCAGGCCCTGTATCATTCGGAAATAACCAAATTCAAGTTGGAGTTGGTACAACTGCAACTACTGATACGTTCTGGGGTAAATATAGTTGGGGTAAATTCTTTGGATATCAGAATCGTGGTGCTGGTAATCCAACAAGTTTCCTCGTCAACCCTATGAACGGTAACGTAGGATTATCTACTGCTGCCGTAGTATCTAGAACAAAGCCACTAACTTAACCCCTAAATAAACAAAAAGACTAGTTTTTTTAAAATGCCTGCCATAATATCTGAACAGTTTAGAATTTTAAATGCCGAGACTTTTGTGAAAAGTTTTGTCGGAGTCGGATCTACTGTTAACAAATACTACGCCTTTATGGGACTACCAAATTCCATAGACCCAAAGGCAGGCGGTACTGCCACATGGGCAACCGACACTCCTTCACCTCTTGATGGATTCGAGGAAGAATACTCTATAAAAGAGTCTATCATTGCGATGAAGAAGGTTACTGACAAAGATGTTCGCAGACTTGTTAGGAAAGTAAAGTGGGTTGCTGGCACAACATATGAGATGTACCGACATGACTATAATATTTACAATCTAACACCTATCACTTCACAAGGTAGTTTGTATGATTCAAATTACTACATAGTGAATGAAGACTTGAAAGTTTACATTTGTCTCCAAAATGGATCAGACCCTGAGAACCCCAAGGGTAGGCCTTCATATGACCAACCCACATTTGTTGACCTTGAGCCAAGAGCAGCTGGCACTAGTGGCGATGGTTATGTTTGGAAATACCTTTATACGATTAAACCATCCGAGATCGTTAAATTTGACTCTATTGAATACATACCAGTGCCCGAAAACTGGGGGAACCAAGGCGAGACTGTTGCAACAAAGGCTAA